TGTGTGACGTTTGCCTACCCTGTGGCCCACCGTGAGGCGCGTGAACCCACGCAGCGCCGCATGTATTCAGATCGAAGCGTGGTTGCAACTTCTTGGATGGGATCATAATGGCTACCAAACCCGGACTTTATGCCAATATCGCAGCAAAACGTGAGCGCATAGCCGCTGGCTCTAAAGAGAAGATGCGCCAGCCAGGCGACAAGGGCGCACCGACTGCCAAAGCGTTTAAAGAATCCGCTAAAACAGCAAAGAAGAAATAATCATGCCACTCGTCAAATCAAAGTCACCTGAAGCCTTCCGCAAAAACATTAAAGCTGAAGTCAAAGCTGGCAAGCCCGTCAAGCAGGCCGTGGCAATAGCTTATTCGGTCAAGCGCGAAGCCTCAAAAGCAAAGAAGAAATAACATGGCAGACCCAACAGGCATGGTCGCCGCTGCTAACGTAGCAGCTGGCGGCAAACCCCCCAAAAGTGACTCTGACATACTGACCGTCGCACGCGCACGTTTGGACATGGCTGTTTCTGCCCTTGCTGAGTCACGCGAAGACGAAATTGACGACTTGCGCTTCTATGCTGGCTCGCCTGACAACCACTGGCAGTGGCCTGCTGACGTATTGGCCACTCGTGGCGCGGTGCAGGGTCAAACGATCAACGCTCGTCCGACACTGACAATCAACAAACTGCCGCAACACGTTCGTCAAGTGACAAATGACATGCGCCAGAATAGGCCAGGCGCTAAAGTCATTCCGGTTGACGACAACGCTGACGTTCAAGTCGCGGAAATCTTCAACGGCATGATTCGCCATATTGAATACATCTCTGATGCGGACGTGGCGTACGACACAGCATGTGAAAACCAAGTCGCCTACGGTGAGGGTTACATTACCCTGATGACCGAATATTGCGAACCCAACACGTTTGATCAAGACATCAAGATTGGCCGCATTCGTAACTCGTTTTCGGTCTATATGGACCCGCTGATCCAAGACCCAACAGGTGCGGATGCTAAATATTGCTTTATCACTGAAGACCTGACCAAAGCTGAGTACGAGCGTCAATACCCAGACGCTGCGCCTATTTCTACGCTTCAATCCCTTGGTGTAGGTGATCAGTCAATCAGTAACTGGCTCAATGAAGACACTGTACGCATTGCCAGTTACTATTACATTGATTACGAAAAAGCCAAACTGAACATGTACCCTGGCGGGCAGACTGCCTTTGAGGGTACGGCTGAAGACAAGCAGTTTAAGATGATCTACGGCAAGCCCAAACGCACACGCGAGTCGGTTAACCCCAAGGTCAAGTATTGCAAGATCAACGGCTACGAAATTTTGGAGCAAAACGACTGGGCCGGCAAGTGGATTCCTGTCATTCGCGTAGTTGGTAACGAGTTTGAAGTTGACGGCAGGCTTTACGTCAGCGGCCTTGTGCGCAACGCTAAAGACGCCCAGCGCATGTACAACTATTGGGTGTCACAAGAGGCTGAAATGCTTGCTTTGGCGCCTAAAGCACCGTTTATTGGCTATGGTGGCCAGTTTGAAGGCTACGAAGACAAGTGGAAAACGGCTAACACGAACAATTGGCCCTACCTTGAGGTCAATCCAGACGTTACAGACGGCCAAGGCGCTGTCTTGCCACTACCCCAGCGTGCGCAGCCACCAATGGCCTCCAGCGGGCTATTACAGGCCAAAGCAGGCGCATCTGAGGACATTAAGGCTACAACGGGTCAATATGATGCGTCTTTGGGCCTGGGCGGTAACGAACGCAGCGGTAAAGCCATTCTGGCACGCCAGCGCGAAGGTGATGTTGGCACGTACCACTACGGCGACAACTTGACCCGTGCGGTTCGCCACGTTGCACGTCAACTTGTCGACTTAATTCCTAAGATTTACGACACACAACGTATTGCCCGCATCATTGGTGAAGACGGCGAGACGAAGATGGTTAAGATTAACCCTGAACAACAGGAGCCAGTCAAAAAGATTGTCGACGAGCAGGGCATTGTGATTGAAAAGATTTACAACCCCGGCGTCGGTAAGTACGACGTGGTGGCCACAACAGGCCCAGGCTACGCAACCAAGCGCCAAGAGGCACTCGAAGCCATGGCTCAACTGTTGCAAGGTAACCCACAGCTGTGGCAAGTTGCCGGCGACTTGTTTGTCAAGAACATGGACTGGCCTGGCGCTCAGGAAATGTCTAAGCGCTTTGCCAAAACGATTGATCCTAAGTTTTTGGAAGACGGTGACGAAGATCCAGCATTGCAGGCAGCCCAGCAACAGATTCAGGCCATGGGTCAAGAGATGGAGCAAATGCACAGCATGCTTCAAAACGTGCAGCAGTCCATGGAGATGCAAGACATGGAACGCAAAGAGTTTGAGGCTCAGATCAAGGCATACGACGCAGAAACTAAGCGTATTTCAGCAGTCCAAGCTGGCATGACCGAAGAACAGATTCAAGACATTGCCATGGGCGTGGTGGCTGCGGCCATGGAGTCACAAGTTATGATGATGCCGTCGGTTCGTGAGGCTGAAGAACAATCTATGATGCCTGAAGAACAAATGCAACCACAAATGGGGATGCCGCAATGAAAACAGCAGCAGATTTTGTAGGCCAGCTGTTTTTGGCCCGCGATGTCACGCACAGTGTGCATTTAAACACCCGCAGTTACTCTAAACATGTGGCGCTCAATATCTTTTATGACCGCATCATTGGTGCGGCAGATGATTTTGCTGAAGCCTATCAAGGCCGGCACGGTTTGATGGGGCCAATCACGTTAAGTTCGGCCAAACCGACAAAAAACATCATTGAGTTTTTGGAAGGCCAACTTGCTGACATAGAAGCCGCAAGATATGATGTCGTACCAAAGACAGATTCGTCTTTGCAACAGTTGATTGACAATATCATTGAGATCTACCTTCGCACGATCTATAAACTGAGGTTCTTGGCATGACGTCCTACGTTTCACAGTCGCAGTACGGCAAGATTGAAGACTTCAATCTTCAAATTGCCCGTGGCCAGATCCAAGGCCACACTGGCCTCATCATCTTTGGCTATAACCCCGACGTGGACACCACCATAGAGTCTGTTTGGCCTGATGGCGGCGTAGTGCCCCATCCAACAGTCGCTTCGGTCTTGAAAATTAGTTCCAGTAGCGTTAATGATACCTCTGCTGGCACTGGCGCCCGCACGGTGTACATTGAAGGCCTTGATGGCAACTACAACGTCGTCAGCGAAACTGTGACTTTAAATGGCCAAACGGCTGTAAACACAGCAGGCTCATACCTGTATGTCAACCAGTTTTATGTCACTTCGGCAGGCTCAAGCGGCCACAACGAGGGCACTGTTAACGCCGGCACGGGTGTCGTGACGGCAGGCGTGCCTGCGGTGCTGTATGACCTCATCGCGGCCACCTACAACAACCGCACAACATCGCATTACTGCGTGCCTGCGGGCTACACTGGCTACTTAAACACGGGTGTTTTTACTGCGGGGCAAGCCAGCGGTTCAACATCTATTACTGCCACGCTCAATCAGCATGGCCCAGACGGCTTGGTGCGAATTGGCGCGGTGTCTACAATTAACAACGGCTCTGTGCAGTACGACTTTAGCCCACCGTATGTGATCCCTGAGAAAAACTGTATTGGCGCGCAAGCCTATGGCTCGTCTGCTAACAACTCAGTCAGCACATATTTCAACATTGTTTTGATCAAAAACTCGACAGGATATTGACATGTCTAACTACGCAGCCATCACCGCTACTGCTCAAATCAAACCCGCCGCAGGTAAACTCAACGGCATCTTTGTGAGCAGCGCTTCTAGCACACCAACAATTACGGTCTATGACTCATCTGCTTCTAGCGCGTCTGACCCCGTGGTTTTGGCGACGTTTACGCCTACCGGAAACACAATGCACAACTTTTTTCAAGGTTTGTTTGTGAACAAGGGCATTTACGTTGTGATCAGCGGCACTGTCTCTGCAACCATTTCTTACGAGTAAACACGATGGCTAACGTCAAAATCACCCAACTCCCTTTGGCCACAACGCCCTTGACGGGGACGGAGGATATACCGTTAGTCCAAGGCACAACAACCAAGCAAGTCACTGTCACGGGTTTGTTCACAAGCCCTGTAATGTCCAATCCCACATTGGGCACTGTTGCTCAAGCTGACTTGATCAATGCCACTGGTTTGCCAATTTCTACTGGCGTGGCAGGACTCGGCGCTGGTGTGGCTACATTTTTGGGCACACCCTCATCTGCCAACTTGCGTACAGCAGTGACAGATGAGACAGGCACTGGCTCACTGGTGTTTGCAACGTCACCCACTTTGGTGACACCTGACTTGGGTACACCCACAACCCTAGTCGCAACAAACGCAACGGGCACGGCTTTGGGCTTGATTGCAGGATCAGCGGTGACCAACGCGAACTTGACTGGTGCGGTGACTTCGGTGGGTAATGCTACCAGTTTGGGATCATTTACTTCTGCCCAACTGATCACGGCCCTGACAGATGAGACTGGCTCTGGATCAGCAGTGTTTTCTACGTCGCCTACGCTTGTGACTCCCGTATTGGGCACGCCTCAGTCTGGCAACTTCAGCACTGGCACATTCACTTGGCCAACATTTAATCAAAACACAAGTGGCACTGCTGCGGGTCTGTCTGCTACTTTGGCAATTGCTTCTGGCGGCACAGCTGCCACAACAGCGGCCTCGGCCATTGAGAACTTGTTGCCTGCTTACACTGGCAACGGCAGCAAGGCTTTAAAACTAAATTCTGGCGCAACAGCCCTTGAATGGATAGCTGACGGTGGCGGTACTGTGACCAGCGTTGGCGGTACTGGCACAGTCAATGGAATAACATTAACTGGCACAGTTACCACATCTGGCAATTTAACTTTGGGTGGAACGCTTGATCTGTCAGCACCTCCCGCAATTGGCGGCACAACCCCCGCTGCTGGCGCATTTACTACTTTGTCAGCAACATCAGCTATTGCGGTAACTTCTGGCGGTACTGGCCAAACGTCTTACACCGACGGCCAACTGCTGATCGGTAACTCAACAGGCAATACGCTGACTAAAGCGACATTGACTGCGGGAACAAACGTAACGATTACCAATGGCAATGGAACAATCACCATTGCTGCCACTGGTGGCGGTGGAACAGGTGATGTTGTTGGCCCTGCATCTTCTACCGACAATGCAATAGTCCGTTTTGATGGAACAACTGGTAAGTTAGTTCAGAATAGTGCGGTCACAATTGCTGATGATGGCGCGACAGTTATTGATTCAAATAGTACATCAGATGCTCTGCGTATTACTCAGCTTGGTACAGGCAATGCACTTGTTGTAGAAGATTCTACTAACCCTGATGCAAGTCCTTTTGTAGTTGATGCAAGTGGGAATGTTATTGTTGGCTACACAACACCGATAACTATTCTTGACACTGGTGGCGTTGCAAGAACACCTCGAGTTGAATTACATGGATTAACTGAATCAACTGCTGGCCAAAGCGTAACTAACTGGACATCTGCTTCAACTGTAGGCGCTATTTTATATTTGGCAAAATCAAAATCGGGTGTTGTTGGAACACAAACCGTAGTTGCGTCAGGCGACTTGCTTGGCGCTATTCAATTTTCAGGTGATGATGGAACAAATTTTGTACCCGCTGCTCGTATAACAGCCGCAGTAGACGGAACTCCCGGCACAAACGATATGCCCGGACGTTTGGTGTTTAGCACTACGGCTGATGGTGCATCAACTCCTACTGAACGGATGCGGATTACTAGCGCAGGTAACGTAGGTGTAGGGACAACTGCGCCTGATGCAAAGTTTACTGTTGACTCTGGAACGCAATTTGACGCTGCTTCAGCTAGAACAACAACATCCATCCTTGCTCGAGGCACTGGTACTGCTGGCGCTAATGCCTATGGTGGCGCGGTTACTTTTGCGCAAATCAGTTCTTCACGGCCTTGGGGTGCTATTGCTGGAGTTCAGTTTTCAACTGACGCAGATCAAGGTGGCCTTGCTTTTTTCTATCACGGATCAGCATCTACAACTGATGCAATAACCGAAGGAATGCGCCTTGATGCCGCAGGAAACGTACTTGTGGGTGGCACAGCACTTAGAGCAACAACTGTTGGTACAGCCCATCTTGACTTGTTCAACGGCACTGCTCCTGCGGGAACATTAACCAATGGTGTGTCTTTGTATTCTTCTTCAGGCGATCTGAAGTTTATGAATGCGGCTGGCGACGCTTTTGATGTGGGTTACCGCAACATTCCACAAAACTCACAATCTGCAAACTACACATTAGTATTGGCTGATTCTGGTGACCATATTTTTCACCCATCAGCAGACAATAACGCTCGAACATTTACTATTCCAGCAAACTCAAGCGTAGCATTCCCAATTGGAACTGCTGTTACGTTTATCAACATGGCCGTGGCAAACGTCACAATTGCCATCACGACAGACACAATGTATCTATCCAGCGCAGGCACAACAGGTTCACGAACCTTGGCTCGGTATGGTTCAGCAACGGCAATCAAGATTGCATCAACTGAATGGCTCATTAGTGGGAGTGGTTTAACATGAGTGGCGCACTACAAGCTACTTTTATGAACCAAAGAAGTTTTGGTGGTAATGCGCCCTCTACTGTTGAATACCTTGTAGTTGCTGGTGGCGGCGCTGGTGCTCAAATTTGGGGCGGTGGTGGCGCTGGCGGTTATAGAACCGCTTCAGGTTTTTCTGTGGCTTCAGGAAGCGCTATCACAGTAACTGTTGGTGCTGGTGGTGCTGGCCAAGCATTTACTGGTAATAACAACTCACTTACAAGTAATAAAGGTTCAGATTCTGTTTTTTCTACCATCACATCATTGGGTGGTGGTGGTGGTGATAGTTATAATATGACAGGCGCTTCTGCCACAAATGGTGGGTCTGGTGGCGGTGGTGCATATATTGGTGCAAATTCTAGTGGTGCTGGTGGTACTGGAACTGCTGGGCAAGGAAATAATGGAGGAACTGCCTCCCTTAGTTCCCCAAATTACGGCGGCGGTGGCGGCGGCGGTGCTAGTGCTGTTGGAGGAAACGGTACTACTACCGCTGGTGGTGCTGGCGGCGCAGGTTCGTCATCATCTATTACAGGAACTTCTGTCACCTACGCTGGCGGTGGTGGTGGTGGAACTTTTAGTAGTGGTGGCACTGCTGGTGCTGGTGGCGCTGGCGGTGGTGGTGCTGGTTCTAGCACTGGGTCAGATGCAACTGGTGGAGGCGTTGCTGGAACAGCAAACACTGGAGGTGGGGGCGGTGGAGCGCATAGTGATGCCTACACATCAACAAGCGCAAATGGTGGTTCAGGTATTGTCATTATTCGTTATGCAGATACTTTTGCTGCCGCAACTTCTACAACAGGCTCACCAACAATTACCGTGTCAGGCGGATTCCGAATCTACAAATGGAATTCTTCAGGTTCAATTACATTCTGAGCAACAACATGGCACATTTTGCACAAGTAGAAAACGGCATCGTCACACAAGTTATTGTGGCAGAGCAGGATGTTATTGATTCTGGTTTGTTTGGTACTGGTTGGGTTCAAACTTCATACAACTCGCATGGTGGTCAACACCCAGAAGGCAGACCATTGCGTAAAAATTACGCTGGTATTGGCTACACATACGACGCTGTTCGTGATGCGTTCATTTCTCCACAACCATTCGCATCATGGGTCTTAAATGAAGACACTTGTCTTTGGAATGCGCCAACACCAATGCCGACAGATGGAAAATTCTATATCTGGAATGAAGAACAATTGGCATGGGTAGAAATACCCGCAATACAAGCCTAAACAGGAAGCTGCCACCTGATCTTGGCAGCAATTTAAAAGGAAACATCATGGGAAACGAAAAAAAGACCCCTGTGACTATCGACGAAATTGAATACCAATATGAAGACATGAGTCCTGAGCAACAAACCTTGCTCAACCATGTTGCGGATTTAGACAGGAAGCTGGCAAGTGCCAAGTTTAATGTCGATCAACTCCAAGTTGGCAGAGAGGCTTTTTTCAAGATGTTGAAAGAAGCGTTGACGCCTAAACAAGAATTGCTGTAATATGCGACAAAACGTACTGGTGCGAACATCAGGGAATCTCAGGATTCAAAATGGACAATGAAATCTTAGCGGTAGTACCCGCGCCGGAACAGGAAGCAACGGCTGCCCCTGAACCCGAAGTTAATTCGCCGGAAGTATCGACAGAGCAGACAGACCAGCCAGCGGAAAAAACTTATACGCAAGCTGAAATTGACGCAATGATCGGTAAGCGCCTCGCAAGAGAACAGCGCAAATGGGAAAGAGATCAGGCCACAAGAGTAGCGGAGACGCAAACCTTAAGGTCTATGCCAGCGGAAGCACCTAGTGCTGACAGTTTTACAAGCCCTGAAGACTATGCGCAAGCACTAGCACTTCAGAAAGCCCAAGAACTTGTCGCCCAACGTGATGCCGCAAAGCAGCAAGCCGAGATCATGGAGGCTTATGCCGACAGTGAGGAAAAGGTTAGGGATAAATATGACGACTACGATCAGGTAGCCCGTAACCCTAACGTGCCCATCACCGAGGTAATGGCTGAAGCGATTTATGAATCTGACGTTGGCCCCGAAGTAGCTTACTACTTAGGATCAAACGTTAAGGAAGCGGCAAGAATCTCCCGTTTATCGCCTTTCATGCAGGCAAAAGAGATTGGAAAGATTGAAGCCAGATTGGCCTCTGATCCTCCGGTCAAAAAAACTTCAAACGCGCCAGCACCGATTAGTCCGGTAACAGCACGTTCAAACGGCGCTCCGAGCCATGACACGACTGACCCAAGGTCAATCAAGTCCATGACAACCTCGCAGTGGATCGAAGCTGAACGTGCCCGCCAGATGAAAAAGTACGAAGCGCAACGCAACCGCTAATTTTTTGAAAGGACTAATATGTCTAATAGTATTCTGACGATTGACATGATCACCCGTAAGGCTCTCGAAATTCTTGAAAACAACTTGGTGATCACCCGTAACGTAAACCGCCAGTATGACGACTCTTTCGCTGTTGAAGGCGCAAAGATCGGCTCCACACTGCGTATCCGCTTACCTGACCGTGCTTTGGTTACTGACGGAGCCGCCTTGCAAGTTCAAGACGACAACGAACAGTTCACCACACTGACTGTTGCTTCACAAAAGCACATCGGTGTTAACTTCACATCTGCTGAATTGACCATGCAATTGGACGACTTCGCAGAGCGTGTGTTAAAGCCTCGTATCAGCCAGTTGGCATCTTCTATCGATGCAGACGTGGCCAATGCGTACAAATCCATCGGTAACACCGTTGGCACACCTGGCACTACGCCCTCAACTTCTTTGGTCTTGCTCCAAGCCCAGCAGAAGCTGAACGAAAACGCCGCCGTGATGAACCCCCGTTACGCCACCGTCAACCCAGCCGCTAACGCTGGTTTGGTTGAAGGCATGAAGGGTTTGTTCAATCCTACAGACACCATCAGCAAGCAGTTTAAGAACGGCATGATGGGCACTGGTGTTCTCGGTTATGACGAGATCAACATGTCTCAGTCTATCAAGCAGCACATGACTGGCTCTCGCGTTGCCACTGGCAACTCTGTGACCACTACTGTGTCGTCTGAAGGCGCTGCAAGCATTGCTTTGACTATCGGCAATGGTTTGACAGTTAAACAAGGCGACGTGTTCACTGTTGCTGGCGTTAACGCTGTTAACCCACAGACCCGTGAGTCCACTGGTTCTTTGTTCCAGTTCGTAGCTTTGGCTGATGCAACTGCCTCTGGCACTGCAATCGTTGTGACTGTTGCTCCTATTTACACCGCTGCAAATGCTTTGGCTACCGTGGACAGCTTCCCTGCTTCCGGCGCTGCTGTGATATTTGTGGGCGCTGCTTCTAGCCAGTACGCACAGAACTTGGTTTACCACAAAGATGCGATCACGTTCGCCACTGCTGACTTGTTGTTGCCCCAAGGCGTCGACATGGCTGCACGTGCCGTTCACAATGGTATCTCTTTGCGCGTGGTTCGCCAGTACGATATCAACAACGATCGTATGCCTTGCCGTATTGACGTTTTGTATGGCTTTAGCACAATTCGTCCACAAATGGGCTGCCGCATCTGGGGCTAATCAAAATGGGGCTTCGGCCCCGTTTGTCTTAACATCTTTTTTAAGGAAATTATCATGGCATTACCTAATGGCGCAGGCGGTTACCAAGTTGGTGCAGGCAACCGTCAAGAAACTATCATGGGCGCAATGGCCGCCCCTCAGACAGCTACGGCTACTGCAACCCTAACGGCAGCGCAGATTTGCAATCAGATGTTGGTGGCTAACCCCTCCGCAACTGCTGCAACATACACGCTACCTTTGGGCACAGCAATCGACGCAGCAGTTCCTAATGCTACTGTTGGCAGCACATTTGACTTGTCAATTGTCAACATTGGCACTTCTTCTGGTGCGGTGACTTTGGCTGTTAATACTGGTGTAACTGATGGCGGTAACGCTTTGGTTGCTATCGCTATTACAACCAGCCAATTGTTCCGCTTCCGTAAGACTGGCGACGGTACTTACGTTGTCTATCGTTTGGGCTAAATTTAATGGGGGCTTCGGCTCCCATTTTTAAAGGAACAATCATGCCTACAAACACTAAACCTATTGGCGTTGCTTACGAAGACCAGCAACTTGATGGCGCAATCATGGGTAAAACTGGCGGTACAGCTGGTTTTTACGGCACTGAGCCTGTTGCTCAAGCTGCCGCCATTACTGCCGTCGGCAATGCTGCTACTGGTACTGAACTAGCAACCGCTATTAACGCACTTCGTACTGCGCTCAAAAACATTGGCATCACTGCCTAAACCAAAAGGGGGCTAATCACCCCCTTTCTACTATGAACATTACAATGATTCACCCTGTCCATGGCGCTAAAGTAGCAACCATGGATTTAGAAGCTGAAGCAGATGAAAAAAATGGCTGGATTCGTTATAATTCAGACACGCCTGTTCAGGTGGCTCCAATAAACACATTGGAGATTAAGCGCCGCCGTAAATCGGTAGAGGAAGCAACTGAAGGAGTCTGAACATGGCAACGTATACCGCTGGCGATCAAATCAACCGCGCTTTGCGCCTGTTAGGTATATTGGCCGAGGCTGAGACGCCATCTGCGGCTATGTCGCAAGACGCTTTGATGGCGATGCAACAAATGATTGAATCGTGGAACACTGAGCGTTTGTCAGTGTTTTGCACAGAAGATCAAGTCTTTACATGGCCTGCAAGTCTTATCAGCCGCACCCTTGGCCCTACAGGTGACTTTGTCGGCAACCGCCCCATACTGGTAGATGACGCGACGTATTTCAAAGCGCCAAGTGGCGTGTCGTATGGCATTAAGATGATCAACCAACAGCAGTACAACGGTATTGCTGTTAAGACCGTAACGTCCACGTTCCCGCAAGTTATGTGGGTCAACATGACGTTTCCTAATATTGAGATATATCTTTATCCAAGACCTACACAAAACTTAGAATTTCACTTTGTGTCGGTGCAAGAACTTACGCAACCAGTCACACTGGCCACGGCTTTGCACTTCCCACCTGGCTATCTGCGGGCGTTCACATACAACTTGGCCATGGAATTTGCCCCTGAGTTTGGTGTTGAGCCAAGTCCACAGGTTCAGCGCATTGCCATGACTTCTAAGCGCAATCTAAAGCGCATCAACAACCCAGATGATGTGATGGCTTTGCCTTACGCATTGGTGGCTAACCGCCAACGTTTCAACATCTATGCCGGTAACTATTGATGAAAACGCCGATTCTTGGCTCAAGCTACGTTGCCCGCAGCGTCAATGCTGCCGACAACCGCATGATCAATTTGTTTCCAGAGGTTATTCCTGAAGGTGGCAAGGAGCCGGGCTTTTTAAACCGCGCACCAGGTCTAGAACTGCTTCAGTCTATTGGCTCTGGCCCCATCCGCGCATTGTGGGCGCACCAGACCAACGGCGCAGACTTTTATGTCGTATCTGGCACAGAAGTCTACAAGATGACTAGCACGTCGGCTACGCCAGTCAAGTTGGGCGACATCATTGACGGTGGGCCTGTGTCGATTGCTGACAACGGCACGCAACTGTTCTTTGCCTGCAATGGCCCAAGCTACATCTATAACGAAGCCACAAACGAGTTCAAGCAGATCACAGACCCTGACTTCCCAGGCGCTGTGACCGTGGGTTATTTGGACGGTTACTTTGTTTTCAACGAACCCAATAGCCAGCGCGTATGGGTCACGCAACTACTTGATGGTTCATCCATAGACCCACTTGATTTTGCAAGCGCTGAAGGCTCTCCAGACGGCTTGGTGGCGGTCAATGTTGATCACCGCGAAGCGTGGTTGTTTGGGACTGACTCAGTTGAAGTTTGGTACAACGTGGGCGGCGCAGACTTTCCGCTTCAGCGAATCCAAGGCGCGTTTAACGAAATTGGCTGTGTGGCCGCATTTTCTATTGCCAAACTAGACAACAGTTTGTTTTGGCTTGGCACTGATGCCCGTGGCCAAGGCATTGTCTATAAGGCCAACGGATACACTGGCCAGCGAATCTCTACACACGCAATTGAGTACGCCATTGCCCAATACGGCAACATTTCTGACGCTTTGGCTTACACCTATCAGCAAGAAGGTCACGGCTTTTACGTCCTGACATTCCCAAGCGCCAACGCAACTTGGGTGTACGACGCTGCTACGCAAGCATGGCATGAGCGTGCGGGGCTGGTCAATGGCGCGTTTACACGTCACCGTTCCAACTGCCAGTGCAACTTTGGTGGCGAGACAATTGTTGGTGACTTTGAAAATGGCAACATTTACAAATACAGCCTTGAAATCTATTCGGACAACAACGCACCTCAAAAGTGGTTGCGCTCATGGCGTGCTATCCCTACTGGCCAGAACACGCTCAAACGCACTGCCCAGCATAGCCTGCAACTAGACGCTGAGTCTGGCGTGGGCTTAAACGGCTTTATAAATGAGCAAGTGTTCCTTTTGATTACGCAAGATGGCGACAATTTGATCACTGAAAACGGCGACTACATTGCCAGCGACATTACAGCCTCTGTGATTGCCGATCCCCAAGTCATGTTGCGTTGGTCAGATGACGGCGGTCACAACTGGTCAAACGAACACTGGACATCCATGGGTGGCATTGGCCGGTTTGGTCAACGGATCATGTGGCGTCGCCTTGGCATGACCACACGCATCCGCGACAGGGTTTATGAGGTGTCAGGCACTGACCCCGTCAAGATTGCCATTATGGGCGCAGAACTTCACGCAAGTCCGACAAATGCCTAGTAACATTACCCAAATCCCTGCCCCTCGCGTGCCGTTCATGGACGAGCGCACGGGCACGATTTCGCGTGAATGGTTTCGCTTTCTGAATAACATCTACACAATTTGTGGTGACGGCACGGGCATTATTGGCCCAATTAACGGCGGCACTGGTGTGGATGGCGTACCCACAGACGGCCAGTTGCTGATCGGCGACACTGGCACATACAAGTTAAACACACTGACGCAAGGCACGGGCATTAACGTATTTAATGGCGCTGGCTCAATTACCGTAGGCTTGACAGACACGGGTGTTACCGCAGGCACGTATGGCACGGCGTCCAATGTACCAACTTATGCCGTCAACGCCCAAGGCCGTTTGACCAGTTCGGTCAACACGCCAATTGCCATTGACGCATCACAAATTACGTCAGGCGAAGTGCCTATTCTTCGTGGTGGCACAGGCGCGTCGACTGCGGCAGGCGCTAGGACAAACCTTGGCCTTGGCACTATGGCTACCCAAAACATAGGTGCTTCGGGTACATTTACCACTGTTGATTCAAAGACCGTTACCGTAGTAAACGGTATTATCACAAGCATTGTTTAAGGAACAAAAATGACCGTCGACATCTCCCTATTTGCAGGCGCTGGCGCACAATTCTTTGACGATAACGGCGTGCCATTGGCAGGCGGTTTGATCTACTCTTATGCCGCTGGCACAACGACAGCGGCCCCCACCTACACATCTGCCACTGGCTTAACTGCCAACAGTAACCCTATTGTTTTGAACGCAGCCGGACGTGTTGAAGAAGAAATCTGGCTTGAAGCTGGCGATTTGTACAAGTTTATCTTGGAAGACGCCAACGAGGTGCAGATTGGCTCATGGGACAACATCCCTGGCATCAGCAACGCCAATACGTTGGCCGCGCAATTAGCCAATCAATCTGACATTGCGCTAGGCGATGCGCTCATTGGATTTAAGCAGACCTATGCTTTGGGCATTATGCCTGGCGCGGTTGGCAAGACTTTAAACAACAAGATGCAAGACTTGGTGTCAGTCAAAGACTTTGGCGCTAAAGGCGACGGCACAACAGATGATACGTCAGCTATCCAAGCGGCCATTAACTTGGCTTGCACTTTTGGTGGCAATGTTTATCTGCCATCAGGCACATACAAGATTTCAGCCGCGCTAGTGTTCACCATGAACAGCGTCGTAATTGATCCAATTAAGCGCCCCTCCATGTCTGGTGACGGTATGGGTGCTACATCCATTTACCAAACAGCCAACGCTAACGGTATTGAAATTATTGGATACGATCCACAACCCGCTGGTTATGGTTTGTTTCAAGACTTTACGTTGTACGGCTATCAAAAGAACAAACTAGGTATTGCGCTGAAAGACATTGCTTTTGTTACGATTAGCAACGTTTATCTGGCTGGTTGGTCAACTGGCTTGTATGGCGCAAACGTTTTGTCGTCCACGTTCAATGACTTGGTCATTCGCTTTAACGACGGCGGCTTCTACTTTGAACCTAACGCCGCGTTTGGTTTTGTGTCTGAACCCAACGCAATCAGCATGTCCAACTGTACCGTTGGCAACAACGACTCGTATGGCGGCAAGGTCATTGGTGCAGGAACATTTAACTACAATGGCGGCTCAATTGAAGCCAATGGTTTTGGCACTGACTTGTCTAGCGCCAAGTGGGGATTAGCTTTGGTAGATGTAGGCGGCAAATTAGCCCAACAGTCTGCCAGTGGATTTAACATTACAGGCGTTTACTTTGAAGCCAACGGTGGCCAAGCACAATTTCAAGTGCAGCAGACTGTATCCCGCCCTGGCATTAATGGCGTATTGAGTGGCTGTAGTTTTACGGTTGTTGGCACTAGCTATCCTCAGCAACAAATTTATTTGGCTGCTTCACTGTCTAGCTACGCATTTCCGATCACGATGGAAGCAGTTGGATTTGCTGGTTTGTCAGGTTATACGCCATCTGCCCTGCGTCCCACAATCAACAACGTAGCCAGCGACTTCAAGTTGGCCATGGTAGGCTGCACTTATTACAGCAGTGTAGACAAATACAAACAAGGCGCACCAAACCGCTTTGAGGGCATTGTTGAGGCGTCTGTTTATGCTGACTTAGCTGGCACACCTATTGGCGGTGGCGGTGGTGGAGGCACTTTGCAGTCTGTCCTGACTGCGGGCAACACTTCAACGCTTAACGGTATCTTTGGCGGCAACGGCACAACAACGGGCATTGTCATTGGCACTAATACTTATGGTGGCGTGCCCTTTGCAGGCATTGGTTCTTATGCAGCTCGTTTGTACTTGGCTAACACTGCGGCTTTGGCAACCACTTATGCTGTTGACTTTAATGGCGCTAACTTCCAGCCTGCCGTTGATTCAAGCGCTGCCACTGCGTTAACTTTGGGTGGCGCGTCTAACAACTGGAACGGCTTCTATCTAAAGAATACCTTTACTTGGAACAGCATTCCAATTGCAGCGCCAACGGGGTCAACAACCCTTTTCTTGCGCAACGACGGCCAATGGTCGCCTGCTACTGGTACGGGTGGCGGCACAGTCACCAGCATCACGGCTGGCGTGGGCTTAAACGGAGGCACAATCACAACGTCTGGTACGATTGACCTAAACAACACTACCGTGACTGCTGGCTCATACACTAGCGCCAACATCACTGTGGACGCTCAAGGCCGTATTACCGCGGCTGCCAACGGCACAGGCGGCGCAGTGCCAACGCTTGCGCAAGTAACTGCTGCTGGCAATATCACCACGCTCAACGGCGTGTTTGGCCAGACTGCGGCGGGTAACGGTATTGGTGTGGGCGGTGCGGCTCCTGGCGGCCCAATGGGTGTGGCCACGTATGACGGCACAATGTACCTGACCAACAACGGTACAGCAGCAACACCTCGCGCCATTGATTTTAACTTGAACAACTTCCAACCTAGCGCAGACAGTAGCGCAGCAAATGCTCTAGTGTTGGGCGGTGCTACAAAGCGCTGGAACGGTTTCTTTTTAAGCAATACGTTTACATGGAACGGCTACCCAATTGTTCAACCTACAGGCGACTCAACAAAGTTTTTAAATAACAGGGGTGAATGGGCGGTTCCTCCCGCCGCAGGCGGCGGCGTGTCGTCGTTTAACACCCGCACTGGCGCGATTACCTTACTCAACGCAGATGTAACTGGCGCGTTGACGTATACACCAGTTAACCCTGGTGTGGCCAACACGTTCACTGCAAACCAAACAATCAACAATTTGACCGTTGGTTTGGTGACTGGCAGTAGTTACCCTGGCATCTTGTCAACAACTGCTGTTGGCGTGCTAGGCAACTCAACCAATTATGTGGCCGTGTTTACGAGTGGTGGCTTTACGTCGTTTATTCCTGCTGCTAACGACACCATCAATTTGGGCGCGTCTGGTTTTGCTTGGAAAACTGTATACCTTAAAAACCAGTTTATTTGGGGGCCATATTCATACGCTGCACCAACTGGCGATTCAACCAAGTTTTTGTGCAACGACGGCACTTGGACTGCACCCGCTTCTGCGGGCGTGCTGTCTTTTAACACTCGCACTGGCGCGGTTACGCTATCTAGCGGCGACGTTACAACTGCGCTAGGGTTTACCCCCATCGCATCTGGCGGTGCATTGGGCACGCCTTCTGGCGGTAACTTGGCCAACTGTACGTTCCCAACGTTGAACCAGAACACCACTGGTAATGCTCAAACGGCTACGTTTGCCACAAATGCCGCGTCTGCTACAAACGCTACAAACGCAGCAAATGCAACCAGCGCATTGACTGCCGCTAATTTGTCTGGCGGCACTTTGTCAACCAGTAGTTCTACGTTGTTGTCATCAAGCAGTTTGGTTGCCCTTGGCAATACAAACGGCACTTACGGTGTGTTTGTTAACAGCAACATCGCTTTTGCGCCTAACATTGATAACACGCTGACTTGCGGCTCGTCGGGCTTCCGTTGGACAGTTGTGTACGCTACAACAGGCACAATCAACACGTCTGACGCAAACCAAAAGGAACAAGTTGCTGATCTGTCTGCCGCTGAGTTGGCTGTGGCTAGACGCATTAAAGGCTTGTTTAAGACCTTTAAATTCAAAGACGCTGTGGCGGCCAAGGGTGATGGCGCTCGAATCCACGTTGGTGTTATAGCCCAAGACGTGCAGGCGGCCTTTGCTGCTGAAGGTTTGGACGCTAACCGCTACGGTTTGTTCTGCTCAGACGAAGTAAACGGTGTAACCGTTCTTGGTGTACGCTACGAAGAATTGTTGGCTTTTGTGATCGCTGCCCTATGATTAACCACCACTTCAGTGCAGGCGTTTATGCCAAAGAAACGCTGATACCAGCAGGCCATGTGCTTGTTCAGCATAAGCACAAGTTTAGCCATCTGTCGATTTTGGCCAGTGGCTCAATTGAGTTAATGGTAGACGGTGAGCGCAAGATTATTCATGCGCCAGCCTGTTTGACTATTGAAGCTGACAAGCATCATGGCGTAAAATCGCTTACAGATGTTGTGTGGTATTGCATTCATGCAACAGAATGCACTGATTTGGATGAAGTTGACGAAGTTTTAATTG